TTCTCTAACATTAGATATAATAATATTCGTGTAGGAGAAGTAGGTATATTAGATAACAATTCAATGTTTTCTTGGAGAGATTTCTTTCCTAATGGTAAACTGTATGGATTTGAATGGCTTGATAGTAGATTAGATAAAGCTATTCGTGATAGTATACCTAATTGTTCATATTTCAAAATGGATGTTACTAATCCATTGTCTATTGAAGAAGGATTGCTTTATTCAGGAAGTGATTTTGATATACTAATAGACGATAGTACACATGTATTTGAAGATCAGATTAAGTTTATCAATGTAGCATATAGACATTTGAAACCTGGAGGATTTTTAATTGTAGAAGATATATTTATTGATGCTAACGAAGAAGATTATTCAAAAGCAATAGATCATTTATCAGATTATTTTTCTTCTGCTACATTTATAGTTGCTAATCATGATTTAAAACATTCTCCTGGATGGAATAATGACAAACTACTTTTATTACATAGAAACAATAAGCCATGTTCTTAAATATTATAACACCGTCTTGTAGACCAGAAAATCTACATGTTATTTCTAAGAGTATAAATATCCCTAGAGATCAATATAGATGGATAGTGGTATTTGATCTATTAGAAATGCCAGAAAACATTCCTGATAATTGTGAATGGTATGCTATCAAAGATGCTAATAGTACATCAGGTAATGCTCAAAGAAACTTTGCTCTTGATTTAGTTACTCATGGACATATATATTTCAATGATGATGATACAGTGATGCATCCTGATCTATGGGACAATATAAAGAATGAATCTAATGAAGACTTTATTTCTTTTAAACAAGCTAACAAAGATGGAACAATTAGACTAGAAGGAACTAATGTATCTGTAGGAAACATAGATAGTCACAATTTTATAACATCTGTAAATTGTGTAGGAGATACACGATGGGTACTAAATAGATATGATGCTGATGGTGTGTTTGCACATGAATGCTACCAGAAAGCAAAAAACAAATCATATATAAATAAAGTGCTATCAGTGTATAACACTCTTAGATAGAAAACAAAAAAGCCTCCGTTATCTGGAGGCTTTATTATTTTGATAATCTTTTAGCTTTCATAGGTTGTTGAGCACTTGTTCTCTTTCGAATAACATCTGCTTCTCTCATAAAATTTCCATTGATGGGTTTAGGAGGAGCTACCTTTGGAGCCATTCTAGGCTTACCAGATTTCTTAGCTTTACCAGAAGTCATTGATTTACTTGCAGCCATAACGACATTTTTTTACTGAAGCTCCAGCTTTAGCTTTTTTAGTTCTTTTATAAGCCTCGTTATATCCTCTTATTTTTGCACCAGATGGTCTATCACTTTGTTTTAATTCTTTATTTTTTATTTTTGTATCAAATCCTGCTCTATAATCAGCACTGTCTTTAGCTGTAGGAGTTTTAAAACTATCAAAACCACCAGCTTTTATATTACTATAATTAGGAGTTAATTTTCTACCTGTCTGTGCTTTCTTAATTGTAGCACCTTTCTTAGCTATAACACCACGTCCTTTAAGGATGTCAGCTTTTGTAATCTTTCCATCTTTGTTAAGATCAGGAAATGATTTACCATTTTTAGCTTTGCTCATAGTTTTACCATTCTTAGCAGAACCCATGCTTCCTACCTTAGGCATTTTTTTTCTTTCTTCTAAAGTAAAAGGAGGGCGAGTACCTTCACCACCCATGGTTCCTTTCTTACCTGTTGCAGGATCAACCATGTTTTTATACATGTCTACAGGAGAATTAGATTTTTTCTTTTGTACAGGTTTTTTAGGTGCTGTACTTTTTTTAGGTTTTGGTTGCATCATAACTATTTCTTTTTAGATTTTATTTTACGTTCTTGTTTCAGCATTGCAGCTGTAGGTTTTTTACCAGATCCTTTATTAGCTCTAATGTTATCCCAAAGTCCTCTTTGAGATGTAGAACCATCTGCACGTTTAATCATTTGTTTTTTCATAATTAACAATTCCATTTACGAAGAGCAAGAGCTTTTCTTGTAGGTTTACCATTGGGTTTTTTCATAGGACCTTTTACGCCACCCATTCTAGCACAAAAAGATTTTCTTCTATTAGCTGCTTTACTTCCAGGTTTTAACTTAGAAGGTTTAGTTGTAACAGCCATTTTCATATTTCCTCCTGTAGCTCTATTATATTTAGCTACACCTTTGGCAGTTAAACCACCAGCTTTGGATTTTTCTCCTCTACCTATTGATAGAGAGACACCTTTCTTGCTCATAATCTTTTAAATATTTAAAGTTATATTTATTGCTTTTTCTTTTTCCTGAACAAAGCATACTTATTAACGAGTGACTTATACCATAAGCTAGTTTTGCTTCGTTTAAACAAGAATAAATAATATTTGTATTTAAATCTATAACTTTTTTAGCTTGAGGGTTATTACCTAAACTTTGTTTAACACTCATTTTTTCTTTAGTAGATTCTTTGTGTTTCATTCCAAAGTTCCAGTGTAATTCTCCAAAAGGTATATCTGTTCTTTTTAAAGCTGATTCTTTCATCAACTTTTTACTTTCTTCAGAATGCTTTTTTCCTTTCATTGGATGATCATTAGTTAATCTCCAAATCCTAGTTTTTTCAACTATTTTTTCTATAGTTTCTTTTGTATGTTTTACAGATGAATCTCCTCCTTCTGTTCTATTGTATCCATTTGGAACCATACAATTTAATTCTTTTATGAATTGTCTTTCTAGTAACTTTGCATCTTTTAAACTTAAATTTTCTTCTAAAATTAAAAACTCAAAATTTTCAAATCCATACTTTTTAATAGCTAAACAAAACACAACAGCTTTACTAGTAGTTTTTTTATGTTGATTATATCTTCTTTTTACATCACAAGTAATACCAACATATTTTTTATTGTTGATTTTATTAACAAAACAATATACAGAATAAGATAAATCTTTTACTACTACCATTATTTCTTCTTATTAGATTTAGCAATACTTTTAAAAGTTTTTGCTAGTGCATAACGTTTAGATCCAGGTTTACACGTTGGTCCACCAAATTTAGCTCCTGTGCAAACACCTTTTGTACCACGCTTCTTAATAGAAGCTGCAGCTTTTTGCATCCATTTACCATCTTTAGCTATAGAGCCACCATTTTTCTTTTTACTCCAATCAGATTTAGATTGTTTAGAAGCTGCTTTACTTGTACCACATCTTGTAGACTTAAAGTTAGGATCAGCTGTATCACAAGCAGGAACATCTTTCTGTTTATTTTGCTTTCTTTGAAACGCCTGATATTGCTCTTTAGTCATATTATCAGGTCTTTGTCTTGCAATAATAGAATCTTTCTTTCTTACAATCTCAGCTCTTTTAACTGCTGTAATACTATCCAGTTTTCTTCTATTCTCTCTTGCTTCAATAAGTCTTTCAGCAGTAGTTTTCTTTTTAATAGTATCTACAGATGTACCTGTTTGAGCTTTCTTAATAGTTTTCATAACTTTATTTCTTTTTAGAAATTTTTTTACCAACTTTAGCTTTAGGAGTCAATCCTCTTTCTTTAGCTTCTCTATATCCTTGAACTCTTGCTCTACTTGGAAAAAGTTTATTTTTTCCTTCCACAGCATCTTTGAAACCTGCTTTGTATCTAGTGCTATCTTTAGCTGTAGGAACGTAATTTTTCTTTAAACTTCTAATTTGTGTAGGTTTAGAAATGTTTTTATAAGTAGGTGTAGATGTACCATTTTGAGCTTTCTTAACTCTTAATCCTGATCTACCACTCTTACATCCACCTTTTCCACAAACAGGATTGTATCTTTTTTCTTTAAAACCACCATCAGCTTGATTAGCATCAGGTTTTCTTTTTTGCTTCTCTAACCATTTAGAATATTGGTCATTAGTCATACCTTTAGACTTAGCACCTTTATCAAACTCTTCTTGTATTTTTCCCATTGCTTGTTTACCAACAGAATCTTTATACTTATTGAAAAGTTGAATACCTCCTTTTTCCACAAGCTCTTTCTTCTTAGCCCCTTTTTCTCCTTGAGTCATTTGTTGCCAAGTTTTTTTAGGAGCAGTGGTAGCACCATTTTGTGCTTTCTTAATAGTTCTCATGACTTATTTCTTTTTAACAGATCCACCAGATTTCATTCTAGAAGCAGCACCTCTAGCACCCATAGCTCTATCAGCTCTCTTAACCATTCTCTTCTCAACTCTTTCAGCTCTTTCTGGATTATTTTCTTTGATTCTAGAAAGTCTTTTTTGTTGTCTTGGATTTTCTTTAACAACTTTAGAACCAATAGATCCACCAGTTTGTTTTTTATCCAATCCAACAGGCATTTTACTTTTACCTTTATTTATTTTATCTGAAAGTTTTTTAACTTTTGGTAATATTCTTTCTATAGAATCTCTTTCTTTGCTAATATTTTTTAATTGTAGATTAGCTCCTTTCTGTGCTTTTTTCATGATTATTTCTTTTTAGAAATTGACATTCCTTTCTTAGCCATCTTTGTAGCACCAAGTTGTTTATCTTTGGTAAGAGAAGCTTTTCCTTTAGCACCAGCTAATGTTTTCTTTTGTACTTTAGTCCAAGCACCTTTAGGGTCAATCCCTTTATCTCTTTTTGTAGAAGCGTTAAGTCCAGTTAGACTTCCAGATCCTTTAGATTTTTTC